AAAAATCAACTTATTCCAGGCAATGGTATCAGTATTGATTTTTCTACAAATCCTAATGAGATTGTTATCAATTCTGATTTTGCTGCTATTTCAGCAGATCCAAGTCCTCAATTAGGTGGATCCCTAAGCGCTTTTAGTGGCGGATTACGAAATGCTATTGGCGGATTGCCAAAACTCGACGATCTTGCAGAATTTCAAAATGCTATTACTGGTTTAACAAATACGCATGGATCTATTGGCGGAGCCAATGACCCGGACAGATTGGCAGTGAATAAAGCCTATGCAGATAGTAAAATCGCTAGAGCCGGTGTAAATGCTATTAATCCAGTAACTGGGAATGCAGATTCTGCACTTGGTCGAATGAGCGGACCGCTAATTCTGTCTAGAGATCCGGAACCTGATGATGATGAACTCTACGGCGGACTGGTAGCTGCCACAAAAAGATATGTCGATAATGCAGCATTCGGATCATCTGTAAATTTATATGTGGCACTGTCGGGTGAGGATGATCGCCCAGGAGTATCAGCAGCGTTGCAGGGTCGAGCATTGGCCTATGCCTATCGAACCCTAGAAGCTGCTCTTAGACGTGCCGAAGAAATTATTCTAGAATCACCAGTTGAAATCGGACCGTATAAGAAAGTTTTAACATTTAACAACGGTGCTGGAACTTGTACACTAACATCGATCGCTAGTTCTCCAACTTCTGGAACAGGATTCGTTGGTGCGGTAAGAATGAGTGTTGATACCGCTAGTTTAAATAATATTGGTGTAAACTATTACCCTGGAGATATTTTAAGAATTGTAGGAGGCACACCTAGTACTACCGGATCAGAATGTTTTATTGAGGTTTTAACTACACTAACCACTCCAGGTGCAATTTCTAGTTTTAGAATTACTTCAACTGGATCTTATTCAGTACTACCTGGTTCTACTAATATAGCAACTGTAATAACAACTTCTGCTGCGCCTGTAGGGGTTCCAAGAACCAATACCGCTACATTTAATTTAACCTATCGAGTAAATTCAGTTTCTATTACCAATGGTGGATCTGGATATAGCTTAGTTTCTGTGCGTATCACGGGTGGTGGTGGTAGCGGAGCCTTTGGTACGGCTGTGGTAACTGCTGGTGCAGTGTCTAGTATCACTATCACAGATCGAGGAACTGGATTTACCACCGTTCCAACTTTAACAGTAGACCTACCTCGATTCGCTATTAGAACAGATGGATTTAGAACAGATTTCACTGGAGATGTTACTACTGCAACACCGGAAGCTATCCGCGGTCGTGATATACGAGAAGGACTGTTTCTTCGAGGCGAAACATCAGGAGCATTGGCTCAGATTCTAGCACACGAGGGATCCCTAGACAGTGGCGGCAATGAAGTATTTGACGTAGATATTAAATTTGGAGCTTTTCAAACTGGTGAATCTATTTCATATGGTGACATCAGTAAAAACATACAGATTACCATATTAGTTGAAAGTGGTGAATACTATGAAAACTATCCATTAAAAGTTCCACAAAACGTTTCTATCGTTGGTGATGAATTCCGTAGATGTATAATTAGACCAAGACCAGGAACTTCTAGTTCTCCCTGGGCTTTTGAAAAATTCCGTAGAGATCTTACAATCGATGGGTTGGCTACATCTACTCAATTATACGCATACCACTATCTAACAGATCCAACCGAACCCGTTTATCCAAAAATCAACAACAAGGGATCTTATAATTCTGCAGCATCACTGTTAGCCTTGAATAGATTTTTTATTCAAGAAGAAATTATTGCATGGATGAACAATAATATTTCAACGGCCACCCCATCTTCTATATGGTACACTTTTGATTACGACGAAAACCTATGTAAGCGAGATGCTGGTTTAATTGTAGATGCTATTGTATTCGATCTCAAATACGGTGGATATAATAGAACCGTATCAGCAGCTTTAAAATATTATCAAAGCCAAAGTGCATTAATAGCAATTACCACTCAGCTATCACAATATCTAGCGGTATTAACCAAATTAAATGCGCTGATGCAGAGTGTGATTATCAACACTGCTGTGACACCAGTTTATCAAACATTGTATCCACAGGTCATCGATCCAGCTTTTCAATCAGAGGCGGGATCGGGAGCAGTCATTACTGCTTTGGTCCAGGCAATCACAGATATAATTGACGAATCTGGTCCTGGCTATGGCAGTGTTAATCAACCTAAAAACAATGAAGAACTAGATGTGTTCTTGGCCAATGACGCTGTCCGATGGCAGGCTATTACCTGTCAGGGACATGGCGGCTTTATGTGTGTGCTTGATCCGCAGGGTCAGATTCTAGCCAAGTCTCCCTATGCACAAGAATGTGCTTCATTTTCAAGAAGCAAAGACCGTCAGGTATTTGCTGGAGGTATGTTTGTTGATGGATTCGCAGGAAATCTACAATTTAAACACACAGCCACAGATGGAACAAATACAAGACTGTCAGTTGAGGCCTTGGATAGACTTCCCCAACTGCCTGCATCATTCTTAGTTGATGATACTGTTTTTAGAATAAACTATGTTAGAGATTTTGTATACAACCCCGCGGGATCTACCGCTACTTTTGTATTAGATGAAACTACACCGTTTACAAGAACAGCAGGCGCTCAGACCTGTACTATCAGTATCGGCAGTCCCGCAGTAATTACCAGAACTGATCATAGATTACAGTCTGGCGCTACAGTTATTTTTAGCAATTCTGGAGGAAGCTTACCGACTGGCATCGTTGCTGGACAGGAATATTATATAACTGAAGACGGCTTATCTAATAATACTTTTAACATTACAGCCACGTTTGGGTCAATTACCAAAGTTAATACTTCAGGTTCAACTACCGGTACTAACAGCTATCAAAGAATTTACGAACTGTTGATGCCGGGTAACAGATCTATGTTGGCCAATGACTTTACACAGATTAACGATCTCGGCTATGGTGTAATTGCTGCTAACGGCGGACTGTTAGAAACGGTTTCAATGTTTACCTACTACTGTCATATCTCTTATTATTCTTTGACAGGTGGACAGATTCGTTCTGTTGGAGGCTCAAGCGCTCATGGAAATTATGCATTGGTGGCAGAAGGATTTGATCCTTTAGAAGTTCCGACTCCTACTACAATTTTTGAAGATCTAGCACAAAAAGTAAAATGTTATTATCCTAGTCCAACTTATCAAAATACCCTAGGCGGTCTATTTATTTTCATCTATGCCTACGACTATGTACCAAATTCAAATTCAGAATTGGAAATCGATCACAGCGGAGTAATTTACAGATATCCGGTAACTTCTGTGACCGTAGAAGACAGTTTTCCTGCGGGAGTAGCTCGTCTTAATTTAACCACAGGCACAGGAGCAGCTGAATCAGAAGGATTATTTGCCATTGTTCCAGACAACACAGTAATGACTCTGCGACAAAACGGACAGACCATTTTAACTGGTGATCTAGCAGATGTGGCAGTACGACCTTCTACTGGTTTGAAATTGAGAGAGACCGGTGATACTGTATATAGAGTTTTACAATTTTCAAGTATCTCAGATACTAATGGGCCATATCCAGTAAGTATTACTAATGCATCTCCTGCGGTGATCAAGATGCTGGCCACTGTCACTACTATTGCCGATAATCTATGTACTACCAATCAAAATCACAAATTAAAATTAGGTGATAAATTTATCCCTACTTCAACTTCTAATGGATTTACTTCTGGTACTACCTATTATATTGTAGCGGTCCCGGAGTATAATCAGTTTAAAGTTTCTACCAGTCTAGGTGGCACTGAAGCCACATTAACCAACGGTACTGGATTAACCATACAAGGTGTTAAAACTCATAAACTTTTAGAAAATTATACAATTAGTTTTAGATCCAGTGCAACACTGCCCACAGGAATAACACAAGATCAAGTTTATTATGTGTTACCCGATGGATTAACTGACACAGAATTTAGTATTTCCGCGACTAAGAACGGAAATGTTATTAATACTACTTCTGCTGGATCAGGCAATTTTACTTTAGCGCACGAAGGATTGACCAAAACTAATCTGAGAGAAAACTACGACTATATTGAATATACGCTGTGGCAACCCGGTGACACAGCTACCTACAGTATTACCGCTACTAATACAGAAACTTCAACTAATTTAATTACTTTGAGTACCATTTCCTATCAGGTCAAACCAGGAATGCCCATTGTATTCAGCGGTACTACATTTGGCAATATCGTGGCAGGTACTACCTATTTTGTTAGATCCAGTCCTTACAGTGCTAGTATTCCTATCGCGACCGTGACCAGATCCAGTACTACTGCAACTATCGTTACTTCAGTTAATCATGGATTGGCCACTGGACAGGTGGTTGATATCAATACCACTGGCACTGCCTTAGACAGTGACAACGCAGTTACTATCACAGTAACTAATGCCACAACATTTACCTATACTTCAGGTGCCAGTGGTGCGATTGGACCAGTGGCAGCTACTGCAGGTAGAGTAGTGCCTGACAATAAAATAACCATCACTGCTACCGCAGGTGGTTCAGCATTCGCCTTGGCCAATGCTTCGGGCACAATGACTGCTGTGGTAGGTGGATTCGTCACTGCTACAGTATCAATCGCGACCCCTGCAGAAGTTACTGCTACCGGCCACGGGTTTGAAGCTGGGGATGTATTTAGATTTCAAACCACAGGATCTTTACCGTCGGGCGTCAGTGCATTGGCCAACTATCATGTTTTATCTGCCGGGTTATCTGCTAATACATTTAGATTTTCATCTTCCCCGGGCGGCACAGCCATTGATACTTCTGGATCACAGAGTGGCGTACATTCTATAACTAGAATAAGTGGTAGAGCCGGAGATACAGTATGGGCTGTGGTTCCTGTGGCTTCACAGGTACGCAGTCGTGTGGTTGGATCTAAATTTATGTGGCAGGGCGAAGAATATATTGTCACTCAATATGATTCTGAAGAAGTAACCAATGCTGCATTTGCTAGATTATATGTGAACAGACCGTTGGTAAACAGCCTAATTGCCTATGGTTCATCTTATACTATCAAAGGTGCAGTTCCGATCAGAAGTAATGGTGCTAATGGTAATTTGACTATTAGGATTTCTTTGACTCGTGTTACTTCACACGATCTATTAGAAATTGGTACTGGATCATATGCTGATACAAATTATCCAAAAGAAATTTATGGTGCTTCTGTAAATCCTGTTGACGAAAGCCAAGAAACTGAGGAAAGAGATGTTGGACGCTGTTTTTATGTGACTACAGACCAATTTGGTAATTTTAAAGTTGGACCATTTTTCAAAGTGGACCAAGGTACTGGTACAGTTACATTCTCCGCAAGTATTGCGTTGAGTAATCTAGATGGCATCGGATTTAAACGAGGGGTACCTGTGAGCGAATTCTCTACAGATTCGGGATTCACAGACAATGCCACAGATACTGTACCAACAGAAAATGCTACTCGTATCTATATCGAGCGTAGGTTAGGTCTCACACACATTGGAGCTGCAGTAGGTGCTGGACAGTTAATTCCCCCAGTAACTGGAGGATTTATGTCTCTTGATGGTCAATTGGCCATGAAGGGAACTATGAATCTCAGCAACAACAAGATCATAAATCTCACAGATGCTACTGATCCACAGGATGCTGTAAATCTAAGAAGTCTTACGTTGGCTAATTTCCAGAATTGGGCGGGCTCTAATGTACAGGGCGGGCAATTCATGGTATTTACCGGTATAGGTAATACCATAATAAATGCAGGATTATCTGGAGACCTTACTTTTGATCTACGTACCGGTGTGGACTCAACTTTAAACAATCTTGATGTACAATTAAATCCCGGTGTGGTCACTAACACCGAAGTCAGTGCTTCAGCTAATATTGTTCAAAGTAAACTGGTATTGAATTTATCTTCAGGACTGGCTTCTGCGCCCACAGGCACAGCCGCAGTCAAACAGGCAGCCAGCGGACTGTCTACATTTAATACCAGCGATTTTGATGTCACAGATGGATGGGTTAGCCTAAAAGCCAACTCTGTGGTTCTGGGCGATCTAGCACAGATAGCTACCAAAACTGTGTTAGGAAATTCAACTTTGGGCACAGCCAATGTCAGTGCAGTGGCATTTACCACTGTGGTCGATGATGGCGGCGCTGTTAAAAAATTACAGTATTCGTCAACCGGATTCTTAAGAAGAACTAATTCTGGTAGTTCTAGTTCAGATGCTGACTATGCAATAGTGGAGGCTGCAGCTGGTTCAGCAGCCAGCCCGGAAGTTAGTAAATTAATTATCAGAGACAGCAACGGTGACTTTGGTGCCCGTGTTGCAGATCTAAGTCAGCTTAAGATTGATAATAATGTTACCATAGACAGTTCAACAACAGCCACAGGCGGATTTATTAGATACAACGGATTCGCCAGTGCAGGCGGCGTGATCATCAGTAGTGGCTCATTGGCCGGTGATAAAATCACCTACTACGACAACGATGCTCATCAGTTTAGAACACAGAACGGTCTAAGTCTTGCTCCGATTAATGCTTCACAGATTCAGGTCACTGCGATTACCACAGGTGGTAATACCACCGCAGGCACTATCACAGGACGTTGGACACTTACTGGCACATCACCAAATGAGTCAAGACTACAGGCTACCTATTCCGCCGACCTTGCAGAATACTATGAAGGGGATCAAGAATACGCTGTGGGCACTGTGTTAATCTTCGGTGGTGATCGAGAAGTTACTATATCTTCTAAACATCATGATACTAGAGTAGCAGGTGTGGTTTCTAACACAGCGGCATTTGCCATGTATGAAGGCTGTCCGGGACTTAAAAATCTAGTTGCTCTACAAGGACGTGTACCCTGTCGAGTAGTTGGAAAGATACGCAAAGGAGATCTTTTGGTCACTGCAAATATTCCAGGAGTGGCTGTGTCCGCTGGATCAAATGCCGCAGTAGGTACAGTAGTAGGCAAAGCATTAGAAACTTATGATTCAGATCACATTGGTACGATTGAAATTGCTGTAGGGAGAACATAATGGCATTGCCAAATATTAATATTAACGCAGGTACTCCTCCATTATTATGGAGCAGTGTGCATGAGGCTTTTGAAAAAATCAATGAAAACTTCACAGCATTGGATTTAGCCACTGGTGGTACTGCCATCGACTTATCAAATTTATTCACTGACATTATTCCTTCAAGCACACAGATTTATCAGCTTGGCGATCAAACACATAGATGGAAAAGTGTACACACTGGGGAATGGAGTTTAACTCCGGGATCTGAACTAAATGGACTCTGGGCAGGTGCTGCACAGATCAAAGGTATTGGGTTGACTGTGGATCTTCCTGCAGGATCTACAGTCAACGGAGATCTTATCATAAACCCAGATCAAACATTTTTCAAAGCTGTGCAGGTAGACAATGGTAACAGAGTAGAAGCTAATGAATTCAGCGACACGTTAAATTTATTATCCGGTACGGCCATGCAGTTATTAGTCGATTCCAGTGCAGAAAGCGTGACCTTTAACAACACAGGAGTAACGTCGGCGGTAGCTGGACTAGGCATATCAGTAAGTGCTGCTACGGGCGCTGTGACCGTTACCAACTCAGGTGTACGAAGTTTACAAAGTGTGGCTGCATTGCCGGCTGGTAGAAGCACAGGAGCCGGTATCAATATCTCAGCTGCTTCCGGTGACAACATAAGAATCACTAATACTGGAGTTATAGAAGTTCAACAGGGATTTGGTATTACAGTGTCCACAGATGTGGCTACTGGTATCGCCACAGTGTCTTTTAATTCTGGAGTGGCACCGACAACTGCATTTACTAGATTTCATATAGACGGAGATCTGTCAAGCAATGACATACTGTCAGACAATACAGCCGACACATTTAATCTAAGTCAAGGCTATGGTATCACTCTTTCAAATAATGCAACCACAGACACCATGACTATTGCTGTAAACAATAGAATTGATATTATAGGTTCAGTGTTTGCTGATAGTTCTACATTATTAGTAGATGGAGTTAGTGGAACTATTCCAGCAAGTGTGGTACAGGGTACTTTTACAGGCAGTGTAATTGGCAATGTTACTGGTGATGTTTCTGGAACTGCTGGAACAGCAACAACAGTAACTTTAGTAGCAACTAATACCACTGCAGCAACGCATTTTATTACATTTGTTGATACCGCTACTGGCAACGAAAATATAAGAACAGACAGCGATCTTACATATAATCCCAACACCAACACTCTTACCGCTGGAACATTTGCTACAGGATCTTTAACTATTACAGGCAGTACAATCGGAACAACTGATTCTAGTGGCATAATTGTAAATGAGTTAACTACATTTAATACTGATGTAACATTTGAAAATGATATTACAGTGGCAGAAAGATTAAATGTAAAAGGATCTAGAGTAATTAATCTCGAAGAATTAAAGTCAGTAGTAGCAGCAA